AAGTTTGTTGCTAGAAATCAACAAGAATCTAATACTCTGAGAGATATGATAAAGGCATTCCAGTATCACATGCACCCAGATTACTTTGTCTGAAACTTTGCATTTCAGTATCCAGACGAGTTCAAAATTGAGTTCTCAGCAAATAGAAAAGACTGGTTGTTTAATATCAAAAACTCTGTAATGACTGATATGAGTGTAAACTATAACGGAGAATCTCTACCATTATTCTTTGAAGATGTTGGTGGTCCAGTTTCTATTGAAATTAACATGACGTTCCAAGAAACCAAAATTCATACTAAACGTGACTATGCTGAAGATTACGAAATCGAAAGAGGCAAACCAGGTCCGTTTAGTGATGACACAAATGTTGTGGTACAAGGTGGTGGAACTTCGCCATTCAACACTGTTCGTGGAACCAACGATTAAGGTTAGGCAATGTCAAACTATTTCTCATATTTTCCGACTACAACTCATGATCTAACAAATGTTGGTCAAGAAGTAGAACTGACAAATATCATTCGTCGGTTTAAAGTCAAGTCATCATTACTAACTGATACCAGAATGTATAATAATTATGAGATACAATCAGGAGACAGACCAGACACCGTAGCAGATAAATTTTATGGTGATTCTAATTACGCTTGGTTGATTTTGTTGTATAATGAAATCGATGATCCTATATTTGGTTGGCCATTGTTTAATATCGATTTCGATAATTACATAAAAGGTAAATATGGATCTATTCCTACTGCTCAAGGAACAGTTCACGAATACAGAAGAATACTGACACCAAAAACTATTCGAAGTGACAATACAATTATACAACAACGATATGTTGTCGTAGATGCTACAACATATGCTACTCTTGGAGAATCTTCAAGACAATCTGTTTCGAAGTATGATTGGGAAGATGAGTTGAATGAAGAAAAAAGAAAAATAAAAATATTGCATGAGAGATATCTAACACCAGTCAGAAAACAGGTACAGGGCATTTTAAGAGATGGCATCTGAAGGATATAAGCATGCTGGTGATGTAGAAGTAGAATCTGCAACACTGATAATGTCAGACAAAACTGTTATTGACATATCAAACCTTGTAGCAGAAACAAACATCTATCAAGACCTGTTTAACCATTACATTGAAGCAGAGTTTGTAATGGATGACAGTTTCAACTTATTTGCACAAGGATGTACTGGAACTGAAGTTGTAGAATTTTCTTTTAGAAATGCAGTTGGACCAGGAATAAACGCACCATATGTGAGACATGTATTTCAGATATATGAGATATCTGATAAACAACGTGTTTCAGAGTTCCGTGAAGTTTACACTATGAATTGCATCAGTGTAGAAAAATATAAAACTACTGCAACAAAGATAAGTCGTTCATATGGACCATCTACTGTTGGTGAGATGATCAAAAAGGTTAATAACGAATTTATATACAATGATGAGGCAAAATCATTTTATAGAGACGCATCTTCATTATTTGATTATGTTAAAACAAAAGAAGGCACGTTTGATGAAACTATTGGAATTCAACAATTTGTAATACCAAATCTAACAGTAGACGATGCAATTGACTTCTTATGTAATGAAGCAGACTCAAAAGAGCATATACCATTCTACACTTTTTACGAAGACGCAAATGGTTTTAACTTTAGAAATGTATTTGATTTAGTACAGCAACCAATCAAACAATCTTTTCACCATCTTCCAACCGCAACAGATAATCCAGAGGGTGCAGAAAGACCAAATGATTTTTTGCAAAACTTCGATGACTCATTTAAAATCATAGCATACACTGTTATTCAACAAAATAACGCATTGAAAAATATAAACTCTGGTTTGTTCAGATCTAAGACTATAAATCTTGACATACAAAGAAGAAAATCTAAAAGTGTGGTATATGATTATGATGAAGAGTATGCTGACAAGTTCAAATCAATAGAAAATAGAATAGTTGGTGGAACAGAGGGTGATCCAGTCGTTTTGTTGACGACAACTCGTAAGGGGCATGATTCGGATGAAATATTAAAAACAGAAAACCATTTCCCAAAACGCATCAATGAAACAAAACAAATTACAAAGGGATATCAACGTTCTTTATTCAACGTTGTGATGGAGGTTACTGTTCCAGGGAATGATGAGATTAATGTTGGACAAGTTATCGAATTGTTGTTCTATCGAACAATAGACAATATTGTAAGTCTAGATACCTACGATAAATATCTCAGTGGAAATTATTTGATTACCAAAGTTCGCCAAAAACTTACTGGGGCGAAAAGTGGTGTTGATTATGTAACTGTAATAGAGTGTACCAGAGATGGTATAAGAGAAGACTAAAGGAGAAAAAGATGCCATTACCAGGATCTAAAAGAGAAAAGAAAATGCTTCAAGAAATTCAAACACCTGAGGCACCAGCACCACGTAGAACACGTGCTAGTGTAAAACCTGCGTTCTTACAAGAGGTAGTTGAACCAGAAATTCAGGTTGAGCAAAACGCAGAGGATGATTCTGAAGAAGAGTAATGCGCAATTTTATCGGTAGAAATGGATTTACTTGGTTTGTTGGGGTCGTTGAAGATAGAAACGATCCTGTCAAACTTGGTCGTGTTAGAGTAAGATGCTTTGGTTGGCATACAGAGGACAAGGTACAAATTCCAACGGATAAGTTGCCTTGGTCAATGCCAATGAACAGCATCAACTCTGCGCAGACTAACAACATTGGTAGATCTCCTACTGGTTTAATTGAAGGAACTTGGGTTGTTGGTTTCTTTTTAGATGGAGACCGTGCGCAAGAACCAGTTATCATGGGTTCAATTGCTACGATACCTTCGGAAGAAGCAAACAAAGAACTTGGATTCTATGATCCAAACGGAAAGTATCCAATAAAAGATTTCTTAGATGAACCAGACGTAAATCGTTTGGCAAGAAATGATGAAGATAAACCGCATGCGGTGATAAAGTCCAAAGAGGATGCTCGAACTAAACAAGTTCCAGTAGCAAACGAAGCAGCAGATAAGTGGGACGAAGCACCATATGCTTACGACGCAACATATCCGTACAACCATGTGCGTGAAACTGAGTCAGGGCATATTGTAGAGTTCGACGACACTGAAGGCAAAGAAAGAATACACGAGTATCACAAGAGTGGAACGTTTTATGAAGTCCAACCTGACGGTGCCAAAGTTACGCGCATCGTAGCAAATAATTATGTTGTCGTTGTCAAAGATAATGACGTAAACATACAGGGTAGTTGTAATCTAACAATTGATAATAACTGCACCACTTATATTAAAGGCAACTGGGACATACAGGTTGACGGAAATAAAACAGAAGTTGTAAAGGGTAATGTGGTTGAGTCATATGCTCAAGATCAAGGTGATATACATGCTACTATTGTTTCTGGTTCTAGAACTGTAAACATATCCAGCAACGTAACAGAAGTTGTTGGTGGATACTCTGTATTGAATATTTCTAAGAACTACGATGTTGATGCGTTGAGGATTGATCTGAACTAATGAGAGGTGAATATAAAGTATTAAAAGATGGTAAGATCTTGAAGTATGATAATTATGACGACATACCTCAAGAGTTTGATAATGTGATTAGTTACAAACCAGACTGGCCAGAACCACCGCATACTGAAGAAGAGCATGCAATTATGGCAGTGTATAACGATAAGTTGCAAGAACTAATGAAAAGGGAGAAAAAGTAATGCCAGCAGTAACACGAAAAGGTGACGCTGACGTTCCACATTGTTCTACACCATATCGAGATAAGCATAGTCCAAATGTATATTGTAATGGAATCCCTGTAAGTAGACAAGGTGATAACAATACAGTTCATTTGTTACCTCCTCGACCATGCCCTTCTCATGCTCGACCAATAGCAGTTGGTTCTAGAACTGTTTTTGTTAACGCAAGGGGTTGTGGTAGAATTGGTGATGCAATAAGTGCTTGTACCTCTGTTGCTGAAGGTTCACCAAATGTTTTTGCTGGTGGTTAGTATAAATAGATTATTATTATCAATAGCGGCAACTTAATTATAATTAATTTTTGAGTTGAAGTCAAGGAGTTTTTTATGAATATTCATGATTCTTTAGTAAATTTATTTGAAACATATGTTTTTGAAAGCGAAAAGTTCGCTAGTGGGAACAAATCAGCAGGAACCAGAGCAAGAAAGGCACTTGCCGAGATAGCAAAACTTTGTAAAGAGCGCAGAGCAGAGATACAAGAAATTAAAAACGGAACCTGATAAATGGCAAGGACCAAAGAAACCTTTTACAGCGACATTGCATTAGCGTTTAATGCTCATCCAGTCACGGGTGAGATTCAGCGTAAGATAGACGATGATGCTATTAAGCAGTCTGTAAAGTCTTTGGTGCTTACTAATTTCTATGAGCGTCCATTTAGACCTGATATCGGTTGTTCTATTCGCTATCTTTTATTTGAATTGTTTACACCTGCTACAAAGCAGATGATGCAAAATGCAATTGCTGAAGTTATAGAAAATTATGAACCAAGAGCAGAATTAATAACAGTTAATGTTAAAGAAGATCCAGACAGAAACCAATTAGAAGCAACCATCGTTTTTCGTATAAAGAACAGACCAAACGAACCAATTAACCTAAGTGTAATCTTAGAAAGAGTGCGATAATAATGGCAACCGCAAATACATATCTCAGCGTCACAGAATTAGATTTTGATCAGATAAGAACTAATTTAAAAAGTTATCTGAGCACACAAGATCAGTTCCAAGATTTCAATTTTGAAGGATCGACTATGGCGGTTCTTCTTGATGTTCTTGCATATAACACTCATTACAATGCATACTATTTAAATATGCTCGCTAATGAGATGTTCTTAGATACTGCTCAACAAAGAGACTCAGTTGTATCTAGAGCAAAGGAACTTGGATACTTACCTTCTTCTGCTATCGGTGCTTCGGCAAATGTTGGATTGACTTTTACTGGTGTTGCTAATACAGTTTCTGAATTCACAATACCACGCAATGCAAGTTTTACAACAACTGTTGATGATATAACGTATACT